TTGTCAATCCCCCACTTTGAATTTATCAAAAAATTTCGCTAAATTAAGTCACCCGCCGCACCCGATGGTTTCTAATGCGGCTCCAAGTTACACATAATTTCTCCCTTGCATCTGAAGTGACCATTGCATAGCTTGCCGATATTCGGCAAGGTCGGGTTGTATTTGCTGCGCAAATCTCCACCCATACCCTTGCCTAAATCGGCAGCTATGCACCGTTGCAATCACAGCGCTGACGGATAGCTACGCCCGCCAGCGCTCCCCTATTTACTTTTTGTGGGATATATGGTAGATTTAGCGTAGAGAGGATGAAAGGGGCAATATTATGGGTTTTATCGGGTTCAGTGTATGGTCAACCTATCAAGTACTGTTTTTTGTGGCGCTGGCCATCATATTTATCATGTGCATCATTATAGGAGTACAGTCGGCCAAGGCCGCAGACCGCAAGCAGGAAATCAAACAGAAAATAATTGACTATGAAAAAGACATTGCAGACCGTAACAGAGTTATATCTAAACAACGGCAAGAAATCGACTTTTTGACAATAAAGCTAAAAGAAGCCCAAAGTGCCAGAAAGGAGCAATAGAATATGAATACCGGATTACAACTATTCATCAATATTTGCGTAGGCCTGCTCAAACTCGCAGTATTAGTATTCCTTTTTTACGAAGGTGACAAACTAATTAAAAAACTCAAAAGGAACAAACGCCATAAAACAACTACCCCCAGCGAATAAGCTGGGGGTAGCTTTATGCAATTTTGTTTTTACGAATCCGGCGCTTGCTGCGGTTAGAGATCTCGCCGGTGACTTCCGGTTGCAGCTCTCCCCTGTTGCGCAGTATTTCCTCATCACTGATATAGTCCGCTTGCAGCATATTATCAATAAGCTGCTGCGTATCATATCGGTCACGGTCCGCATCAGTTTGACAATACACCCTTGCATCAATAGCAGCAAGCGGATATTGCGGATTACTGAAAGCCATATCGTACTCTACCGCATCGTAGGTATAGACCGTACAAATGCGGGTAAATGGGTGTGACAAGTGGCTGCGGGTCACTCTCACCGTATCGGTTATATCCCGCAGTTGCTTATCAAGGAAATTCCACCGCTGGGTAGTTGCGTAAATTTGCATATGCCGCTTCCGGCACTGGCAAAGGTGCTGAAAAAGGATTTTCGGAACACTCTGCTTGCTGGCAGCGAAATCACGGCTATTAAATATCGTGCCTATTTCATCAATCAGAACCAGTGTATTTTCCGGAGCGTTCAGAATATCCTGCGGAAATCGCAGCGGCAATATCTGCGTATGAGCAGGAAAGCCCGATAACTGCAAATTCGTTACTATTGTCAGCTTTGGGTATCTTTTTGCCAGTGCATAGGCATCATGCACCATCGTGCAGGTTTTGCCGGCGCCGAACTTGCCCACATACAGATGCAGCCCCCAGCCGTCAAAATTAAGCCATGCACGCTTTTTTATGTACGGAATCAAATCCTTGACCAGCAGGAAAAGGAACTTCGGCAGCCGCACCAAATAGCCCAGCCACACCTTTATCATCATAAGCGCCTACCCCCGGAGGTAACACCACACACAATAGCCCGGAACATACGCCAACAGCCCCACAGAACACAAATAGCAAGCATCACCTGCATAAACCACGGAATGAATTCCGCAAAATCAGCAGGAATACCCGATAGCCCGAAGAAGTCGCACAGCGTTTGAAAAATACTGCTCATATTCTCCCCCCTTAATTATTCCAAATTCTAAACATCGTCCGCACCAATCCCAGCAGCAGGGACAGCAGCAAAAGACCCTCGGTCACGGTGTACTGGGAAAATGGTGTGGACATGATAGGACGCTCATACAGGTTATCTACCGTCACCGTTCCGGTAATCTCTGTCATAGTCTGTTCTTCCTGCTGCTCACCATCGGCAGGGACAGCAGGGGTTTCACTCCCCTGCACTTCCCCACCGGCTTCGGTGTTATTATCATTACCACCTAATTCCCCTGCAGCAGCGTCGCCGCTGGGATTTTCTTCGGTGGCCTGTTCGGTTGTTTCTTCATTCATCAATTCGTTATCCATCTAAAAGCCCCCTTATAATTCGGATTGCAATGTAGGCCACACAGCCCCAAAGGGCTATATCCCAAAAGGAGAATGTGAAGCCGTAAACGGTCATAGGCATCTTGAAAAAGTCCAAGACTACGCCAAAGAAACGAGTAAAATCTTCCATGCCATCACCCCCGAATAAACTTGATGATAGCCAATGCAATAGAAACCGCTATACCGGCTATCAGCAGGTCGATTATCTCACGAGGGACGAACCCAAGCGCAGCGGCAAGGAAATCCCCGAAGTGACCGCCAAGGCTCAACACAGCCTTAAAAGCATCTATCAGCGTGGATATGATACCGGTGATACCGGAAAGCAAAGACTGCACCACACCACCCACAAAGCCACAAATGACATTTACCAAGCTTTTGACACTCGACAGCAGCCCATCAAAGAAACCGGGCTTACTGGGGTCATCGTCACTACCACCGGGGTCAGTGCTTTCATCCGCAGAATAATAGAAAATATGCTCTCCGTCCGCTGTTACGGTTATTTCAGCCGATGCAGCCAAAGCCTTATATCCCTTTACTGTAGGAGCACTTGCTGTAAAGGCAGCACCTACCGCCAAATTTTGATAGACGGTATCCCGGCGAACTTTATCGGTTGTGCCCTCTTTGTAGTAATGTACGGTAAAGCTGGTCGCTTCGGCTTCGGGGTTTGCATCGGTACCGGCTGCGGGGTCTTCCTTTTTGTCAATAACTTCGGCAAAATCGTCCTCATTGACTACTTGCCCAGCAAAGCTATATTCCGAGAGGTCAACCCAAGTATCATTATCGCACACAGAGCCTTGACACTCCGTCCAAGTGCCGCTTTGATACTGCTGGCAGCTTGTCACCTTTTTATCGGCATCGAGAGAAATATATACATCACCCTGCGCAGGGTAAGAGGGACGGACGCCACCAAGCCGAACATTATTAACCGCTACGGCAGATTTTACAGCAATGGCACCCTCCGTCTTTTCGCTGGGCAGTACTAATGCCATTGGGATATCAAACGGAGCAGATGCAGGAGTATAATTTTCCGTGTAAAGTGCGCCTTTGGAAATACGGAGTTCATCATAGTAGGAGTAAGTAAACCCAGGAGAACCATAAAAACTAATGTAATTTACATTGCCGGTTGATTTAACCCAATTAGACGGTGGAGTAAACGCCACACCATTCATATAGTATTTTACAGTGCTTCCATCATTCACAATAGCCACATTGACCCATTGCCCCAAAGGAATAGGAAAAGAATTCAAAGAAGCCTGTCCAGCGTAACTAACAGACTTAAGAGAAAGTTTAGAAGGATCAAAAGCATCAATTTTGGAAGAACGAGCATTTGAAAACTCTGATTTAATTAAAGAACTTGGAAGTTCCTCAAAAGGATCATAACCAGTTTTAACAAACCCATAATATTTAGCCGGGCTTTCATATTGAGCGGTCCAAGCATAAGACGAAGAAAGGAAAGGAGCAAATCGAACAGTGCTATCACCTAAATAAAATAACGGTTTACGCATTTGATATTGTTTAGATTCTAACGCCTTAATGCGAACAATATTATCTCTATAAGTTGAAAGAGAGCCGGAATGCGAAACGCCGTTCAAGTCCTCATACTGATCTACTCCAGACCAGACAACGCTGCAATAACTAGCGGAAAATGCCTGAACAGCTCCATAGTTCAAGCGAAATTCTATAGTATAAGGCGCTTCTAATGTCTTCGAAAAATTCAAATCAATCTGCCCACCATTGGCAAGCATCAAGTACTTACCAAAACTATTAGAAGAAATATATTGCGGTACAGTGCCATCAGTAAAAACAGCCGTGTTACTATTCTCCGAAGCATCGGTTACATTCCCATCAAAATGGTACAGCGCAACACAGTTATCGTTCTCCGGGACGGCATCATAGTTAATCACCTCACCGGCCAGTGGAATACCAAACACATCATCAGCAGTTAAGTTATAACTATTGCGACCGTCCGGCAGCTGGAAGTAGTAGTTATTGCTCACGGCCTGCGAGGGGTCATTGCAGCCGTCCACAATGTATGTAATATTGGTATAGGTTGGCGCATAGGTGATGAAGTAATTATAATCAACATCGTTATATGTCACCGGGATATAATAACTATTGTAGGTGTTATTGTAATAAGCCGTATTATAGGTGTATGTATAGTCCCGGCTCATATCGTAAAAAGTGTTATTGGTGGTATTCAGCACCGATTTGTAAGACGGTGCGCCGGTATTCCTCATGGAAACCTGCATCTTATCATAAGCCCTTGCAAGCCCCTGCTCATTGTAGTATTTTCGATAGTCCATCGCCTTTTGAATAGTATCGGCATAGGCTTCATGAATACGTGAACTTGCCTCACCAAAAGTTTTAATTGCATATTGAACAAGAACCAAAGAGTCAAGACCGCCGGAAGCAACACCGGCAGCCATCACCGGAACCACTGACAAACATATCATCAATGCCGCTATTAAAACGGCAAGTATTTTCTTCATTTGTAACCTCCTAAAAAATCAGATAAGAAAAGGGGCGGGGGTTTTCCCCGCCCCTTTCGGGTCACTTCGCTGCTCTTTTCAGACTCTTGAAGATACGAATACCAACAGGGATAAGACCGGCAGCCAGCAGGAACAGCAACACCGGCTGCTCCGTGATCTTGGTAATGACAGTACCAACGAGGGTAAAGACATCACCCATTGCAGCAATAACAGTCTGCATTACGGTAGGGGTAGCGTCCATACATTACACCTCCCTTACTTCGCAGCACGCTTAAGGCTGCGGAAAATCCGAATACCGACAGGAATAAGGCTGGCGGCAAGGAAGAACAGCAGCACAGGCTGACCAGTGATATTGGTAATAACAGTACCAACCAGGGTGAACGCATCGGACATTGCCTTAATAATAGCTTCCATGAAATCACCTATTTAACCTTTCTTTGAGAATTGAGAAAATATTTGAACTCCGGCCAGAAGTATCAACTAAATTACAACTACCAATTCCCCGCTTTTGGGAATGTGGCAAATGACCTCTCGGTCAAGCATTGTCGGCTGATTTAGCAGCGCATCAAAGGTTGTCACGCCGCAGTCTATCAGCTTAGTCATATACGGCTTTTGATAAATGTGATAACTCACGCCTGCGCCATAGCAGTACATCAAGTCACTTACTTTCATGTTTTATACCCTCCAAAGCTGCATCTAAACGAGCCATATCTTTTAAGGCGATTTGCTCACCTGTCATTCTGTCCGGCTCAAAATCTGCTTTCTGTTCTATCGGGTCATAGAAAACGCATCTTTGCACATCTGCCGCAACCATTGCCCTTTGGTCACTTTCACACATATTCAGAACACGATTTTCAGAGATCACAGCCGACCATATGCTACCGGCACGCCGCAGCGTTCCCCAGCAGCCGTTTTTCAGTGCCCAGCGTACCGCATTACTCATCGAGCAGCATCGAGCATCTATGATATAGTCCGCCAGCCGTCCCGCCTGTATTTCCTCATCATCCCGAAAGAATTTATTTATCGGGAATGTGGAAACAATAGCTTCTAATGGGTACTGGAATTTATCGTGATGATCGGCATGAATTAGATACCGAATAAAGGCATCAAAGCTGCGGCAGCGCTCTATCATGTTTTCCGCAATGCCGAGGTCATCAGCCAACGCCGCAAGGTAGCGGGCTGCTTTCAGCCGTCCCACCCAATGGATATGGGGCTTTTTCAATTCCCCATTTTCATCGGTATCTTTATCGTGCAGAATATATGCAAATTCGGGAAATGTACTTTTCAGAATATTCAGAACATCATCACAGCAATAACTTTCGCTGTCCGGATAAAGAACTCCTTGGAATTTTCTATCCTTTATTCCGTCCTTTGCCATTTTCTTTACCTATCCTTTTTTCAATGTGCAGTATAGCGGCTGTATTCACCTTTCGGAAAAATCTGTAATTTACTATACTGTTTTGGAACACGGTACACGCACGCTAAGACATAGCCCAGCGTGCGTGCCGTCGTGCGGCTGGGGCTTGCGCCCCCCAGGCCGCACGAGCGGCGGCGCTCAAGGC